AAGTGATGGAACCTCATGATGAGTTTATTAGTCGATCCGAAGTGCAGTATATGATCGACCAGGCTATTGACAAACACAATAAAACTGCTACAATAATCTCAGCAGCAATCGGTTCGGTTCTGCTTTTCTTTTATGCTCACGGTGTGATTGCTATTATAGATAGAGTACGATGAGACACCTTGCTGGAGAACTACTCAACAATAACTTGTTTTTATTCTTCTTATGCTACCTCTTGACAATGGTTCCAATCATAGGTATAATGATTATACACAAAAACAAATAACGGAGTGTAGCGCAGCTTGGTAGCGCATCTGTTTTGGGAACAGAGGGTCGTAGGTTCGAATCCTATCACTCCGACTCATAAAACTCACTTTATGATAATGCAAGAAATTTCTGAACTTCAATCATTCACTGTAGAAGAATTCCAATCTGACTTTGACAATCTTATGAACAGAGTAGAGCAAGGAGAATCATTTATCATAACAAGTGAGCACGGTAGCGCAGTTATGGTGCCATATAAAGAAGTGGTACAAGTCTTTGAAGAAGTTGGTGTGAGTGAGGATATAATACGAATACACACCGACCACGAAGAAGGTTCTTGACATAGAGTTCCAGGTCCTCTACAATAGACCTGTCTTTATGGGGGCATAGTTCAACGGTAGAACAGCGGTCTTATAATCCGTATTAGCGCCAGATTAGCGCGAGGTCTGGGTTCGAATCCCAGTGTCCCTATTGCTCCTTTACCAATCTGGTGAATGGACCGTTCTCATAAAGCGGCGAAGGTGGGTTCGATCCCCTCAAGGAGCATAGGACAGAAACACCTCTGTCCACCTTGACTTCTCCAAGTCAAACCCTTATAATACTAAGGTCAACAATCAAGCAAATGACTCTTAATTCTAAATTCAAGAAAGACATCCAAACTCTTCGTGGTGCAGCAAACGGCGATTTTTATCTTGATGTAAAGAATCCGAAACTTTATAAAAAGGTTCGTCGGTACTATGAAAGTGAGGGAGTAGTATTTTCTGGTGATCCTCTGGATGATTATGAAATGCTTATGGAATATGTCTATAGTGATCTTGAATCTGTTGAGGTTGCGTGATGAAAGTAATCAGGAAACCAACTGTTCTTATGGAACGGTTTCCTTATCGTTATATCCAAGTTGGCACTTTGGAAATTAATGGGAAACCTGATTATCGTATTCAAAAGGTAGACTCTTATACTGGACGATACCGTGACATGTATCTTTGTGATAATGAAATGCAGTTGTTAACTGCTATGGAAGACTATGATTATACATGTTGGTTAGATCCAGATCGAGTTCCTTGTTATGTCAGAGACGATGATGAGTAAATAGTCACGGATGGACTTTAACAGCACTGGTCGGGAGCAAAACCCCTTATGTCAAAATCTGATATTCTCAGGTACATTGGCAATGTTCTTCTTTTATCGGGATATTTTTTCTTGTTATGGGGAGATCCAAAGTCTGGGTTATTAGTTAAGTGTATAGGAAATGCATTCGTCATTCCTTTTGCACTTAAGTATAAATTTTGGGACATATTAATACTTTGTGGTTTTTATGCTGCAATTGAGATTCCAAAACTTATACAACTTTTCTTAGTTTCTCAAAACTAAGTGGTGGAGTCAAAATGACCCCTATGAGTTTCTTGCTTCTCTCAAGAGCAAGTGGTGCGGATGGGATCTTACTCCCGCCTGGTTTCCAATTTCCAGTCAAAGAATTGGTGGCGAGCCTGAGTTTATTGAGAGGGGTTTACATTACCCCTCTTTTTTTGTATAATAGATAGTACAGAGATTATTCATTCTTTATGGGTCAATATGTAAAGAAAGCACTTGTGCTTGGTGCTGGTGGATTTATTGGAAGTCACATGGTTAAACGACTTCGAGCAGAAGGATATTGGGTTCGTGGTGTGGATCTTAAGTATCCTGAGTTTTCAAAGACTGAGGCAAATGAGTTTATTATTGGGGACCTGAGAGATGTTGCACTCGTAGAAAGAGTTATTCAATATAAAGGAGATGCAGGAAACTTTTATAAGTTCGTTCCCTCACGATATCTTCAGGCATTTGATGAAATCTATCAGTTTGCTGCTGACATGGGTGGTGCTGGTTTTGTTTTCAGTGGAGAAAATGATGCTGATATTATGCACAACTCCGCAACAATCAACCTAAATGTTCTTGAGTCTGTAAGAAAGTTTAATGATCTTCTTGGTAAGAATGTAACCAAGATCTTCTATTCTGGTTCTGCTTGCATGTATCCTGAGCATAACCAACTTGATCCAGACAATCCTGATTGTCGTGAAGAGTCCGCATATCCTGCTAACCCAGATTCCGAATATGGTTGGGAAAAACTCTTTTCAGAAAGGTTGTACTTTGCTTATCATCGCAACTATGATATTCCTGTACGTGTTGCTCGATACCACAATATTTTCGGACCAGAAGGAACTTGGAATGGTGGTAGGGAAAAAGCACCTGCAGCTATTTGTAGGAAAGTAGCAGAACTTCCTGGTGTTGGTGGAACGATTGAAGTCTGGGGAGATGGTGAACAGACACGTTCTTTTCTCTTTATTGATGAGTGTATTGAAGCAACTCGTCGTATGATGAATTCTAATTTCATCGGACCTGTGAATATTGGTTCCGAAGAAATGGTTACAATCAATCAACTTGTCGATACCGTTTCGAAGGTTGCTGGTGTTCCTGTTAAACGACAACATAAACTTGATGCACCTCTTGGTGTTCGTGGTCGCAATAGTAACAACGATATAATCAGAAAAGAGTTAGGATGGGATTACTCCATGACTCTTGAAGAGGGTATCTCTAAAACTTACGCATGGATTAAAGAACAAGTAGATTCTATTATTTGATTATCATGAACCGCATTCAAAACTATTCCGAACTTGAAACTCGCATTGTTTCTTGGTTAAAAGAATATGCTCAACAATTTAATATTAAATCATTTGTAATTGGTGTTTCTGGAGGCATTGACTCGGCAGTTTCATCAACTCTTGCTGCTAAAACAGGTCTTCCTGTTTATGCTTTGGGTATGCCAATTCATCAGAAGGAAGAACAAGAAACTCTTTCTGATGCTCACCTTGAATGGCTTCAGTCAAACTTTAGTAATGTAATTACAAATAAGTTTGATCTTACCAAAGTTTTTGAAACATTTAAGTTCACCATGAGAGAACTTGGAACTGACACACACGCTCTTGCTAATAGTCGTTCTCGTCTTCGCATGGTAACTCTTTATCAAGTTGCCACATCTGTTGGTGGTATCGTTGTCGGTACAGGAAATAAAGTTGAAGATTATGGTGTAGGGTTTTATACTAAATATGGTGACGGTGGAGTTGATATTGCTCCTATCGCAGATCTCTATAAGACTGAAGTTTGGGAACTTGGCAGGCATTTTGGTGTAGATCAACGCATTATTGATGCCTCTCCTACTGACGGACTATGGGATGATGGAAGAACCGATGAAGATCAAATTGGTGCTTCCTATGCTGAACTTGAAGAGGCAATGGAGACTGGATCAGGTCCAGGACTAGAACCACTTATTAAGTTTAGTCAAATGAATCAACATAAAATGAATCCTATTCCTACATTCAAACTATGAAAATTGGCGTAATTGGTGCTGGTAGACTTGGTATTTGTTTTGCCCTGCTGTGTGAAGCAGCAGGGTATGACGTTCTTGTTTCAGATATCCGAGAGGATTATGTGAATGACTTGAACGCAAGAAAGATCAAGACACATGAACCAGAAGTAGAAAATTTTCTTAAGGCTGCTACAAACTTTAGAGCAACCACAAACAACAAAGAGGTTATTGATGAGTGTGATCTCATCTACACTCTTGTGGCAACTCCATCTCTCGAAGATGGATCTTATGATGTCTCTGCTGTGTGGCAAGTTGTTAGTGATTTTCAAGATGTAACTGCGAAAAAATATTTTGTAGTTGGATGCACAACTAATCCTGGTGATTGTGATAACTTTAGAAAGCAACTTCCAAGCAATGTAAAAGTTTTCTATAATCCAGAGTTCATTGCACAAGGATCTATCATTAATGATCTTCGCACTGCTGATATGGTTTTGCTCGGAGCAGATCCTTTTGCAGATAACGATAAGGTTATTTCTGATATTAGAAAGTTGTATGAGAAGATTCAAACAACTCGTGCAATTGTCTGTTCTATGTCAACAACCGCAGCAGAAATCACTAAGATTGCTATTAACTGCTTCTTGACAACCAAGATTAGTTACGCAAATATGCTCGGTGATGTTCTTCATCATGCTGGATGTGGAGATGAAGTTAGTTCAGTTCTTACTGCTGTAGGCACTGATAGCAGAATCGGTAGGAAATATCTTGGTTATGGGTTTGGATATGGTGGTCCATGTCTTCCTAGAGACAATAGATCCTTCGCAGCATTTGCTAAGAAGGTGGGATTGGAATATAATCTTGGAACAGTAACTGACGAAATCAATAATCAACATGCTAAGTTTGTATGTGATTATTTTGAAAAGATGAACTCAAGTAAGAAACCTTTCTATTTTGATTCAATCACTTATAAGAAAGGAACAGATATTCTTACCGAGAGTCAACAGTATCGTCTCTGTTTAGATCTTCTCGATAGAGGTCATACTGTTTATGTTCATAATGATAAGAAAGTTACTGATCAAATCTATGATTACATGACTACCTCTTATGGAGATCGAGTTAAGTTTGTAGATAAAGAAGAAAATATTACAGAACCATATTTTGTGGTAAACTTATGATCGGGTATAATCGACTTGGTGTAAATGGAAGATTTGGTAATCAACTCTTTCAGTATGCTGCTCTTCAAGGTATTGCAGAAAAACATGGATACGAATGGTGTATTCCTCCAGATGGAGCACGAACTGCTAATTATGGAATACATCATCCGTTCAAACTTAAGAACCTAAAGCATATTGGTACGGTGCCTCATCCTACTCGGGATGAGGCTCATTTTCATTTCGATGAAGAGTTGTTCGATACCTTTCAAGATAATACAAATCTAGATGGATATCTTCAAAGTGAAAAATATTTCAAACATATTGAAGATAAGATTCGTGAAGACTTTGAGTTTATTGATGGTATTCTAAAACCATGTAAAGAATTCATCAGTCAGTTTGAAAAAATTATCTTTCTCCATGTTCGTCGTGGAGATAATGTGGGTAGAGAACATCTTCATCCAGTTCCTACATTTGACTATTACTCAAAGGCACTTGATTACTTTGATGATGATGCTACAGTTCTTATTTGTAGTGATGATGTTGCTTGGTGTAAGGAACAAGAGTTTTTCTCTGGAGAAAGGTTCTTAATTAATGAGAATGTAGAACAATATTCTCATAAGTGTATGGAAGGTGATGGAGTTTACAGAAAATCATTCATTCCCTATACTGATTTGTGCTTGATGAGTTTGTGTAATGGTGCTATTATATCTCCGAGTACTTTGAGTTGGTGGGGTGCATGGTTACAAAATCCCCGCACAAATCCAGTGATCGCACCAGATCCTTGGTTTGGTCCTCAACTTTCAAAAGATAACGATACAAAAGATTTACTTCCCGATGATTGGATTAAACTATCTTGGTAGAATGGGGCAACTGGGAAACCAGATGTTTCAATATGCTGCTATAAAAGGAGTTGCTAGGAATAGAGGATACCAGTTCACTATTCCTCAACATGATAACTCTTTTAAAGACGGATTGGGAAACACTCTTCGGATTGAGTTGTTTGATGCTTTTGAAATCCAACCAGATAGTGTTGGATTTCTTTTGGCTGATTCTGCTAGAACTGAACAATCTTTTAGTTTTGATGAAGATCTTTTTAATAATTGTCCTGATGGAGTTTCCCTTGTAGGATATTTTCAAAGTGAAAAGTACTTCAAGCATATTGAGAAAGACATTCGAAAAGACTTTACTTTTAAGAAAGAATACTATGATGCATGTGAAGAAGCAAAACCACTATTAGATAATCCTATTGCTCTTCATATTCGGAGAGGAGATTTCTTAATTAACTCAGGAAATCATTATAATCTTTCGTTGAGTTACTATGAGAATGCACTAAAAGAGTTTAATAGTGATCGACAGGTTGTTATCTTCTCAGATGATCCTAAGTGGTGTAAATCTCAGAAGTTATTCGAAGATGACCGATTCTTAGTTGCTGAGACTGGACATCCATATGTTGATATGTGTTTGATGACCTTATGTTCTGATTACATTATTGCCAACTCAACATTTTCTTGGTGGGGTGCTTGGCTATCACAAAATACGAATAAGACTGTGATCTACCCCAACAAATGGTTCGGTCCTAATAACGCAGATAAATCTACTAAAGACTTGTTCCCTGAAGAATGGAGAATGATTAATGAAAACTGATTTGAGAAATACTACCTTTATTATTCCTCTAAGGATTGATACTGGAGATAGACTTAGGAACGTAATTCTTACAACTTCTTATCTTCTTCATCACTTTGATACTAATGTGATTATCAAGGAAGTAGATTCTGAGCACAGATTTGAAGAGTATGCACTACCAATCATTAAGAGGTTGGTTGATGTAAGTAATCTTCGACATATCTTCGAAGAAGAAACTCGTACAGATGATTCTTTTCATCGTACAAAAGTCCTGAACGATATGGTGATGGAAGCATCTACTGAGATTGTAGTAAATTATGACACTGATATCATTCTTCCATTAGATTCCTATACTCAAGCAGTTGAGATGCTTCATGGTGATAGTGATGTTGTATACCCTTATCGGTTTGGAAATCACGGTGAACGAAAAGTGAATCTTGGATTTACTATTGAAACTCAGGAGGATATGGATAACTTTGAGAACGATGAGTTTGTTTCCAGGTTTATTGGATCTGGGTATAATTCTACTTGTTTTGATGATCGATTCTTCTATTATCCAAGCAATCAAGGATTAGGATGGGCTGAGTATGGAATGGTTCAGTTCTTTAACCGTCAAGTTTATATTGACGGGTACTTAGAGAATGAAGGGTTTATTGCCTATGCTCCTGAGGATGTGGAAAGGCATCATAGATGGAAAGTTCTTGGATATAATATTGGTAGGGTAGATAATCATGCTTATCATCTAGAACATCAAAGAACTCAAAACTCTTGGTATCATAATCCTCACATGCAAAACAATAATCAGTTGTGGGAGTACCTTAAGAATTTGACTAAAGAGCAACTGATTGAGTACTATGAGAATCAAGAATATGTGAAGGAGAGAATCAAATGAACTGGCATCTTGTAACTTATGCCGATGAAAAGTTTGCAGAACAGCAAAAGTTTCTTCATCAAACTCATAAGGAAGGATTTGTTCATCATCCATTTAATAGAGAAAATCTAGAAAGCACTGATTTTTATCAGAACAATAAGCAAATCCTTAATCAGTCAACTGGTGCAGGTTGGTGGATCTGGAAACCATATTTCATTCTTGATGTTCTTAAGTCTTCAAACGAAGGTGACTTTATAATCTACTGTGACTGTGGAGATATGTTCTCTCCTGGATTGAAATCTTATGTTGAGAATACTGTTACTGAAGATGATCAGTGTCTTCTGTTAGTTGGAAATAATATCAACGGACAATATACCAAGAGAGACTGTTTCATTAAGATGAATTGTGATGAGGAAGATTATCACAATTCCAATCAACTCGAAGTTGGATTTATGGTATGGAAGGTTTGTGAAGAATCTATCAAAACAGTTTCTGAGTGGTTAGAGTTCTGCACCGATCCTCAGATTATTAATAATGATGTGAGCACTCTTGGTGAAGAATTGGATGGTTTTGTTGCTCATAGGAATGATCAAAGTGTGCTAACCAACATAGCAATTCGTGATGGTCTTACCGTTGGTGGACAAGAGTATAGGAATTATGTAGAATGCGATTATGATTATTGGTACGATAGAGGTGGAAGAGGTTTTGGTAGAGAAATTGATTCGTTCTTAATGAGTATTAAAGATGCATAGCATAGTTCTTACTGTCCACAATAAGGAATGGTTAATCGAAAAAGTCATCAAAGGCATTGTTGAAAATACAACAGAACCTTATGAACTTATCGTAGTTATTGATGGATGCACTGATAATTCTGAACAAGTTATTTGGGATACTTTGAGTGGCACACCTGCCAATAAAAAGTTTCTTTATGCTCCTAATGTCTTTGAGACAACTGCTAATAATCTTGGAATGAAAGCAGCAAAAGGAGATAAAATCATTATCATTCAAGATGATATGATTATCAAAGAAAAGGGTTGGAATGTGAGAATGGAAAAGCCATTCAAGGCATTTGATGATGTATTTGCAGTAACATCTAGAACTGCTCATAACTGGATCTCAAATCCAAACTCAAAACATCTTGGAATGACTGATGATCTTGATGATTGTTGGTGTGATATTGTAGACCATACGGACCATGCCGATAGGAAACAAGGATTGTCAAGAGACACATTTGCAGTTCGTTGTTCTGTTAATCGTGGTCCTCTGATGATTGATCACGAAGATCTTAAGAAACTAAACTATCTTGATGAAGCATTTGCTCCTCAAGATATGGATGATCATGATCTTTGTTACCGTGCTTACAAAGAACTTGGTAAAGTTGTTGGTGCTTATTGGATTGATTATGAAAGTGAAGACTCTTGGGGTGGAACTAGGGTAACTGGATCTCCTGCTCCATGGCTTCTGAAAGCACATCATAAAAATACAAAGATCTTTTATGACCGTCATAAGGATCTAATAAATACTCGAAGAATTATTGAACATAGGGAATTGGTTTAATGAAAATTGATTTGGATCGTTGGCAACTTGCTCAAGACACAGAATTTACACATCATCAAGATCTTAGATTAGAAGCATATAGTCATGCTTCTAGAATTATTGAGAGGTATCTTGAGATTAATTATGAAGAAGATTTTAAAGACAAAGTAATTGTGGAAGTTGGTGGAGGACCTAGGGGATCTATTCTTCACACCAAAGGAAATTTTAAGAGAGGCATTCTTGTAGAACCTTTGATTGATCGTTGGCCTTCTGAGATTAGAAAAGATTACGAGGATATTGGAGTAGAGATCGTTGCTGGTGCGTATGAAGATTTGGAAATCGAGGAACAGATTGATGAGACATGGTTCTTTAATGTTATTCAGCACGTAATTGATCCTAAGGAACAATTAGAAATTGCAAAGAAAACTTCTAAAGTGATTCGTGTATTTGAAAGCATCAATAGTGGTGTAGATACTGCACATCCACATTTGATTACTGAAGAAACTTTCACAGAAGTTCTTGGTGATTTTGGTAAGATTTTTAAAGGTGGATCTGAATCAGGATTCCACAGTGCTGATTGTTATTATGGAACTTGGTATGCGTCTGATAACGTTTAGTCTTTTTGGAGATAATCCTCTTTATTGTGTTGGTGCAGTAGAAAACGCAAGACTCGCAAAAGAAATCTATCCAGATTGGATTGCGAGGTTTTATGTTGCTGAGGATGTTCCTGAGGAATATGTTTATCAACTCAAAGATCATGATGCTGAAGTTTTTATCTGTCGTAGGAACAACTCTTACGATGGATTGAACTGGAGGTTCCGTCCGTTTATTGATGACTGTGTTGACTTTTGGATTAGTAGAGATTGTGATAGTAGATTGAGTTGGAGAGAACGCAGAGCAGTTGATGAATGGATTCAATCGGATAAATCTTTTCACTTAATGAGAGACTGCCATAATCATGGGTATACGATTATGGCAGGGATGTTTGGAGTAAATAATAAATTATTTCATGAACGTTATGGTAAGATTGATTTAGATAATCCATCAGCAGTCAATCGAGAGGATGATCAGAAAGTTCTTCATAACTTAATTTGGCCTGTGATTAAGTTTGATCATCTGTGTCATGATCACTGGAGACATTCAAAAGTCACTGGTCAACCAACTCATCATCCAGGAGATCATGTAAGTTGGGAAAATGCATATGGTGTTGGATTAATCAATTATGTTGAGAAAGAAGTTTATAATCAACTTCGTGAAATCTATCCAACTAATCAAGATAGTCGTCCATTTCCAGAACATGAACCTATGCAATATGGGATATTTGTAGGTCAAATAATTGATGAAAATAATGAACCAAAAATCAATACTGATGTTCGTTGGGAATATGAATTAAGAGGATTGACTCATGAATGACTTTCTTTATACTTATTCTGACAATACATACTCCGCAAATGGAGAAGATGGAATCAATGATCAATTGTTAAAACATCTAAACATTTGTGAAGGAATTGTATTGGAAATTGGTGCTTGGGATGGATTTTTTGATAGCAATTGTGCTAATCTATGGTGTAACAATGAAAAATTTAAGTCCATATTAGTAGAATCTACCAGTAGATTACAAAAACAAACTCTAGAGGAAAAGTATAAAAATGTTTCCTGCTTTAATGAGTTTGTTACAAGTGATAATTCATTAGAAACTATTATTAATAGGTCTAATTTTGAGGTTACAAATGAAAATTTTGTTCTTGCTTCAATTGATGTTGATGGTAATGATTTGAATGTTGCTAAAAGTCTTGGAAAATATAAACCAATCATTTTAATCGTAGAATCAAATGGAGATTTGATTGAAAAAAGAAATCATTCAGGTTCTAGCGTTCAAGAATTGGTACAATTTGGTACAGAATTTGGATATGAATTTATTGGAATGTCTGGATTTGTAGGATCACAAGCAGGAAATCTTTACTTTATTCGTAATGACCATAAATCCAAGTTTGAAATTTGTAAAAAACCTTGGATTGAACGAGGTATTTTATTGAGTGGTGGTGTAGTTTATGAGTAACTTTCATGTAATTGGATCGGGTGCTTGTGGATTCTTGAGGATGAATTATCTTCTCTCAAGATTCATGCCAGTGAAGTACAAAGGTGGAGGCCCAAAGTATCAGAATAGTTTTGAGACCTGGAATGATAATGGATTGATTTGGGATTCTGAATCTCTATCTAAAGAAGAGAGACTGAGAAGAGTTTCACTTCATGATACTACTACAAATATCACACATTCATATCTGAAGTATGTTCCTGAGTTTGTGGAACTTCATCCAGATGTGATGTTTTTATGTTTGAGAGGAAGAAGAGAACACTCTATTAAATCTCTTGCAACTTCTTGGGGATATCGTAACCCCTGTTATGTAAAAGATAGAACTCTTGGACTTGGACATAATCGTTATGCTGTTGATCAATTTCCAAACCTGAGTGATTCTAAAGATGAATTTGATGCAACTGAACGATATTGGGATGAATACTATAAGATTGCAAATGAGTTGCAAGAGGAGTATCCTAATAACTTTTTAGTTGTTGATTCTCCTACATTCTTTAGTGATACTCAATATCAACTCTGCTGTCTTGATGTTATTGGAGTTGATATTAGTGTTGCTAGTGCTCAGAAGGCACTTTCTCTTCCTGTAGATTTTAAAGAAGAGACCATTACAACATCACTTCATGGTGGACTTGGAAATAATCTCTTCCAAATGGCAGAGGTAATTTCCTTCTGCAAGAAATTTAATCTTCCAGAACCAAAGTTTGGAACTTGGGACTTATGGAATGGTGGTGGTAAGTATCCATCATCTTATAATTCAGATAGACTTCTCGGTGGACATGATGGATCTCATAAGGATATGGTTTCATGTTTTCCAAACTTAAATTGGCAGGGCAATCTTCAGGCAAACTTTGATACTAAGTTTGTCGTGAATGATATGTTTAGGTTTTCTACAGCAGAGAATCTTGATTATGTAAGAGAGAAACTATCTCTAGGAACTAAAACAAAACTAAACACAGTATCACTTCACCTTAGATTCTGTACAAGACCAGCAGATGATCATGTAAATGGTTATGTTGATGATGAGTTCTATGAAAAGGCTTTGATGATAATCCCTCAAGATTCTGCAGTTTATATCTTCTCTGATGATAATAGAATGGCACGAAGTAAACTGAGTTGGTTCCGTCAAAACTTTAATCAGAACTTTGAGATCTTTGTTGGTGATGCTTTCCAATCACTTAGAAAGATGGTAGAATGTGAATATCATATTTTGCATGTATCTACATTTAGTTTTTGGGCAGCATTTTTAGATCCAAATCAACCAAACGATAAGGTAATCTATCCAAAATCATTTACTCAAACACACAGTAACAATATGATTCCATATAAAGAGTGGCAGATGTTATGAACTGTATCCTTTATCTTGTAAGATCCTCTGATCAAGATGTAGAAGACTTCAATAAATCTTTAAGGTTAGTAGAAGAAAATCTTATACCGTATACTAATAGTACTGATGTATTAGTATTCTGTGAAGAATCCTTTGAAGAATACAAATCTAAGGTCCAAACTAATCTAAATCTTAGATACGAGACGATTGAGTTTAATCTTCCTGATTATCCTCAAGAAATCTTAGATCAGATTCCAGAGTTCTTCCCACATCCTACACATGGTAATGGTCCTGTTGATTGGGGACATCCAGGATTCTCTATGGGATATCGCCATATGTGTAGATTTTTTTCTGGTGAACTTTATAATAATAGTATTATAAAGGAATATGATTATTACTTGAGACTTGATACAGATTCTTTTATACATACTCCACTTAACTATGATATCTTTAAGTGGGCAGAGGATGTTGGATGTTACTATGGATTTATTGCTCCTGCCATTCAGAAAGATAATCTGAAGGTAATTGAAGGTCTTTGGGAGACAGTAAACAAATTGATTCCAGAAAACTTTATTGAAGAAGGCATGATGTTCTATACCAACTTTGAGTTGGGTAAAGTGTCATGGTTCTTGACAAGTGAATACATGAGATTCTATAATGAGTTGGATAAAACTGGTGGATTTTATACTAAGAGATGGGGTGATGCCCCTATTAAATATCTTGGTGTAAATCTTCTCATGGAACCAGAACACGTTATTCCAGTACAAGGTTTTACATATCAGCACGGTGCAGTTTATACAGTATAATGGACAAAAACAAATCAACGTTTAAACTCAAAAACTTTGGACCAATTTACTACCTCAATCTGGATGGACAACCAGAGAGGAGAGAGTATATGGAGAACCAGTTCAAGTACTGGGAAATTGAAAACTATACTCGTATCTCTGCTTATGATGGTAGAGAAGATGATCTAAGTGATATTATCAAAGGTTGTTATCCTGAGATGATGACTTCAGGTGAAATTGGTTGTGTTACATCTCATCTGAAGGCTATCAAATATTGGTATGAAACTTCTGATAGTCCTTATGCAATCATTATGGAAGATGACTGTAACTTAGATCTTGTCAAGTATTGGAACTTTACTTGGGATGATTTCTATTGTCGCATTCCTTATGATTGGGATGTAGTACAGATTGCTATCATTTGTACAGGTGATATTCATGTCAAGGTTCACAAGAGATTTGTAAATGAATTCTCCACTGCTTGTTATATTATCACTCGACACCATGCCGAAAAACTTTTAAGACTTCATGTTCGTGATGATAAGTATAAACTTGACAATGGAGTAAAACCTCGTCCTGTTGCTGATGATTTAATTTACAACTCTGGTAATACTTATAGTGTTCCTCTTCTTCTTTATAGAATTGAGTTGGGTTCTTCTATTCACCCAGAACATATTGATGCATTCCATCGTGGAAACTATGATGGTCAAATGAACTTCTGGTCTCAAAACGGAGCTCAATTGTCTGTGGAAGAGTTGATGGATTATGATCCTTATCTTGGTAGAATTGTAGAGAGTTCTTTTACTCCTCCAAACACTTGACACTCTTAAAGTCATCCCTTATACTAAATAAGTACTTAAGAATTCTGTTGTAATTCTTAATCTTTGTCCTATAGTACAAACAACAATCTATGAAATTCTTTCAACAACTGATGCTTGCACCTGTTGCTCTGGGAATGGTTGCTCCTGCAGTGATGGCTGCAGACCTTAACATGAATGGGGTTAACCAGTATTCTTCTGAGCAAGTTACAAGCGTCACTCAATTTTCTGATGTCCAACCTACTGATTGGGCATACCAAGCACTTAGCAACCTTGTAGAGCGTTATGGTTGCGTTGCTGGTTATCCTAATGGCACCTTCCGTGGTGAACGTGCTATGACACGTTATGAAGCAGCAGCACTCCTGAATGCTTGCCTGGATCGTGTTACTGAAGTTACTGATGAACTCAAGCGTCTGACTGCTGAATTTGCACAAGAACTTGCTGTTCTGAAGGGTCGTGTAGATGGTCTGGAAGCACAGGTCACTACTCTTGAGGCACAACAGTTCTCCACCACTACCAAACTGCGTGGTGAAGCAAACTTTGTTCTTGGTGGTGTTGATGACTACCAGACCAAAGGTGGTGATGTAACTCACACCGCATTCAACTATGATCTCCGTCTGAACCTGGATACTTCGTTTACTGGTCAAGATCTGCTTCGTACTCGTCTGCGTTCATCCAACTTCAGTGGTGATCCATTCGGTTCGAGTTCTTCAATCTTCAAACTGGATAAAGCAGACAACACCACTGGTGAAAATGGTAACAACGTAGTTATTGACCGCCTGTATTATCAGTTCCCTGCTTTTAATAACACTACTACCATCACCGCAGGTGCTCTTGTTCGTAACACCGAAATTGCTTGGATTCCTTCAGCATATGAATCGAAGATCCTTGACTTCTTCCAAGTAGCAGGTGCTCCTGGTGTCTATAACAAGGCAGTTGGTTCTGGTTTTGGTGTCCAGTATGGCAAGAAAGGTCTTGTTGCTGGTGTGAACTATGTTGCACAGAATGGTGCTGATAGTTCTACTGGTGAGTTTGATCGCTCTGGTGCTCTCAACACCTTGGCACAAATCGGTTATCGTGGTGATAACTGGGGTGCTGCTTTCGGTTATCGTTATGGCACCGAAGGCACCCGTGTTCGTACCTACAACGGTCTGAATGGTGCTTCTGGTTCTCTGGTTCCTGGTCAAACCTCTAATGGTTATGCTATCAACGCTTACTGGCAACCTACCCAATCTGGTTGGGCTCCTTCGATCTCAGCAGGTTATGGTTGGAACACTGTAAGTGGTACTCCTAGTGATGCTACTAACAGTCAATCCTGGTTTGCTGGTCTGACTTGGAATGATGTTTTTGTTGATGGTAACTCTGCTGGTGTTGCTATCGGTCAGGCTCCTACTGGTCAGAATCTTGAGAAGTCCACTCTTCTTGAAATCTTCTATAAGTACCAAGTGTCGGATAACATCAGTGTCACTCCTGCTATCATCTACGGTAGTGATAACCAGCGTCTTGTTGGTAACTCCTCTAACTGGGGTGGTGTAATTCAGACTACCTTCAAGTTCTGATAAAATCTGGGAGGATAAATCCTCCCTTTATTATTTGGAGATTTTTTATGATTAATAATATTCTTCTTGCTGCTGCAGTATCAATTCCTGTAACTGCTCTGTGTGCTCCTGTGCTTGCGGAAAACGTTACTTCTCCTGCACAAAAACAAGTTTCTGCTCCTGTGAATGCAGCTTTTGGTGGACTTGGTGAGGTAAACACTCCTCCTGCTCTAACATTATCTGTAAGGGGTATTAACAACAATATTGCTTGTCGCAATGCTGCTCGTTCAAAGTATTTTGAACTTGGTGCTCGTGATATGTCTGCTAGTGATAGTAACACTCAATGGGGAACCGTTGGTAATATGCAAGCAGTTGTTTGGTGTCGTGATTCTTATGCTGTCATTGGAGTTGCTGGTCAAAATAATAGTTCTGTAGTAGAACTGCGTGATGCAGTTGCAAAGGCATTCTGATAATCTACTCATAAGTTGAGTGAAGGCACCCCTTTCTGGGGTGCTTTTTTATTAGGTAATGAAAACCTTAACTAAATCTTAGTGGACTTTAAGGTTTGCTTCCAGTATCATTACTTACGAAGTCAATTCACTTCTAAAAACTTTTTATGAAACTGAAACATATTTTTGCTGCTGGTCTAGTTGCCGCTGCTCCTGCTGCTGCTCTTTCTGGACCTGCTATTAATGGTGCAGGTGCATCATTCCCTGCTCCAATTTATCAACGATGGTTTGCCGATTATGCACGAACCTCTGGGAACCGCGTTAATTATCAGTCCGTTGGTTCTGGTGCTGGTGTTCGTCAATTCATTGCGGGCACAGTTAACTTCGGAGCAAGTGATGAAGCAATCTCCGCAGCAGAAGCATCCAAAGTAAAGCGTGGTGTTGTTCAAATTCCTATGGTAGGGGGAACGATTGCTGTTGCTTACAATAAGAAAGGATGTAATCTGAAACTCACTCAGAAGCAAACTGTTGATATTTTTGCTGGTCGTATCAATGACTGGAAACAACTTCCTAATTGTGGTAATGGTCCTATTCGGGTTGTCTATCGTTCTGATGGTTCTGGAACCACTTACGCATTCACTAACTCGCTAGATGCTTTTGGTGGTTGGACTGCTGGTGCTTCCAAGACTGTAAAGTGGCCTACTGGTGTTGGTTCAAAGGGTAATGAAGGTGTTGCTGGAACCATTCGCAACACTCCTGGTGCGATTGGTTATGTAAACACTGGATTTATCAAAGCAAATAAACTCCAAGCAGCAGCAATTCAAAATAAAGCGGGCAAATTTGTTCTTCCTACGGCTGCTTCTGGTGCCGCTGCTTTGAATAACATTAAACTTGATGCAAATCTTGCTGGTGAAAATCCAAATCCTGCTGGCGCAACTTCATATCCTATCTCTACTCTGACTTGGATTCTTGCTTATAAGACTGGTAATGGTTCAAATACTGCTGCTATCCGTGCAGCACTTAACTATGCACTAAGTTCTAAGGCACAATCACTTGCTGATGACCTTGGCTATGTACCTTTGTCTGGTTCTATTCTAAACCGCGCAAGACTTGCTGTGAACCGTATTGGTCAGTAAATCTTAACAAAACCTTTAGAAAACTAATGAGAGGGGCTTGACCCCTCTTTCTTTTTGCTATATACTTGTGTTGTAAATCTTTACAAAAGATAATGACTGTTACAAAAAACGAGTTCGGGCAAATGAATATGTTTGCCAAAGAACCTTCGATGTATATGACCAAGGAAGATCTTGATCGTTATGGCATCGAACCCTATGCTGAGAAAGCGGAGAAGATGAATGGACGTTGGGCTATGGTCGGTATTGTTGCTGGGGCTATTTCTTACGCTCTCACTGGCAACCTCTTCTTTGGAGTAGTTTGAGACTTGACAATGACTTCAACTATCTTTACAATAACATCAGTTGCCTTTTTTGTTCTACTGGCAGCATCCGTTGAAAAAATTTGCGAGACTTACTAATGACCGTTTTTAATGTCACTCTTCAATCTCCTGATGGCACCGAAACTACAATTGAATGTCAAGATGACCAATACATTCTTGAAGCAGCAGAAGAAGCAGGTGTTGACCTTCCTTCTTCGTGCAAAGCAGGTGCTTGCTCGGCTTGTGCTGGAAAACTCATCTCTGGCACCGTAGATAATGAGGAGCAATCGTTCCTGGATGATGATCAAATTGAGGAGGGATGGGTGCTTACTTGTGTAGCATATCCCACCAGTGATTGTGTGATCCTGACCGAGCAAGAGGAAAACCTGTGACAGCAATTGAACCATCGTCTGTTGCTATGCTTGGGCAGTTTGCAATTGCTCTCGAAACTCTTGGATGGGATAGAAATGATGACATCTCAGTTGAAATTGGTGGTGTAGCAGTTACAGGAACTGCTACTAGTCCAAACGCAAACCCAAAGTGGGCAAAACCTTTTGGAACAGTCACTTATCAAAATGATGCTTTCATCGTAATCAAAAACAAGTCAAGGAACCCAGTTGTTCCTTCACAACCAAATCCTGAACTTAAACAAAAACACATTTATCAAGGAGAACAAAAATGAACGAACGCGCAGAACGTATTAATGGATGGGCAGCAATGATTGGTATTGTTGCAGCAATGGGTTCTTATGCCCTCACTGGTCAAATTATTCCTGGTATTTGGTGAGTTAATGTTTAATATTTTTAAGAAAAAAGAGAATACTATGGAGGTTCCTATGCGTAAAGAAGGTTATCAAGTTCCTCAAGTAGAGTTTGTATTCCGTGAGAATGGTGAGTTTGTAAACCGTACTTCTTCTGAACTTTTTGATGGAAAGCGTGTGGTCATTTTTAGTCTGCCTGGTGCTTTCACTCCTACTTGCAGTGCCTATCAGTTACCTGGATTCGAAGAGAAATACGACGACTTTATTGGTAGTGGCATCGACGATATTTACTGCATCTCTGTTAATGATGGGTTTGTGATGAATGCTTGGGCACAAGACCAGAACATTAAGAATGTCACACTCATTCCTGATGGTAATGCATACTTCACTCGTTCGATGGGACAACTTGTTCTGAAGTCTAATCTTGGTTTCGGTGAACGTTCTTGGCGTTATGCTGCCGTTGTTGATAATGGTATGATTGAGAAACTGTTTGAAGAACCTGGACGTTGTGATAATGCTAAGGAAGATCCTTATGGTGAGACATCTCCAGAGAAAGTTCTAGAATATGTAAAATCCACAGTTCGAGAAACTGTATCTGTTTGAGTGAAGGAGGGATAACACCCTCCTTTTTTAATAAATAGAATGTCGAATAAATAATAACGATGAGAATAGATCTGCACAATTTCTTTAAGTATTACGACGAGAAAAACCCCAAGCATGTTGCAGCAGTAGAACAACTTGAGGTTGACTTGGCAGATAAATGCCCAGAGTTAATGGATGACCTGGCAAACTGGGTAAGAATTTATAGAACAAAAGCAGAACCAACAATTCCAGGAGTTCTCAACGTTCCTTTCTATCCACAGACAGACAATTACAGAGATGCTCAAAGAACCTGTAATTCCTCTGCTTGTGCTATGTGTTTAGAGTATTTCAAACCTGGCACTCTAGTAGGACCTAAAGGCGATGATGCCTATGTTAGAAAAGTATTCTCAGTCGGTGACACGACTGATCACACAGTTCAGACAAAAGTTCTGGACTCTTACGGTATCAAATCACGCTTCAGTTACAATCTTTCTTTTGCTGATCTTGATCGTGAGCTTGCCGCTGGAAGACCTGTTGTTATTGGTATTCTTCATCGGGGGACTCTTTCTCGTCCCACAGGTGGACACATGGTAGTTGTGATTGGTAAGAGAGGTGAAGATTATGTAGTGAACGATCCTTATGGTTCATTGAATGATGGATATACTGGAGCAGTGACTAATGGTAAAGGTGCTGTATATAAGAGATCTGATCTTGCAAAAAGATGGACTCCTGACGGACCTACATCTGGATGGGGCAGAATCTTTGACGTAAAAAAGTAGAATCGACATCACAAGTTCCTCAGTGTGGTGTCGATCTAATTAAACAATTTGAAGGATGTCACTTAGAGGCTTATCCTGATCCTCTTACTGGTGGTCTTCCAATTACTATTGGTTGGGGATCTACTCGTAAAAGAAATGGTCAACCTTTTCATCTGAAAGAAACTATTACTCAAGTTGAAGCAGATGACTTATTGATGTTTGATATCGAACAAAGATTTCTCCCACACCTTCAAAAAATTCCTTACTGGAGTGAGATGAATGAAAATCAACAAGGAGCTCTTCTATCTTTTGCTTATAATCTTGGTGCTCGTTTCTACGGGTCTTCCGGTTTTAATACTATAAGTAGAGTTCTCAGAAACAAGGAGTGGTCTAATGTTCCTGATACTTTAAAGATGTATCGTAATCCTGGTACTGACGTTGAAGTTGGATTGTTAAGAAGAAGAGGTGCTGAAGGTAAACTCTGGGTTTCCTAATCTTCTACTCTAGTTCTCAGAGCAATTACTGTAGTTAGAATAGTCAATAAAGTTTCAAATCCTCTCCTTTCAGATTCTTTGCAATCTGTTGGTGGGGGATTTTTTAGTCCACCTAAAAGGTTTGCGTGATTTGTTGTGCCTGGAATCATAAAATTACATGCAACAAAGTTTAATCCTACAAATCCAATTATAGATGCGCAGATAATAAAGATTAGTTTATTCAATAAAGAACCATGCTTTTTTCCTACCTCTTTTTGCTGGTCTTCGGATGAACCTGATGATTTCTGGGAATTGTTTTTTTGGTTGGGGTCTTCTTCCTTCATTAAATATTCCCTCGTTTGTTAATAGTCTTATTGTCAACAACCCAATCAGAAATATTTTTTTCATCTACCTTCCTGTTTATGTATCCAGGTCTTAAGTTCTGTGAGATATTTTCTTAGCATTTCTGCTTTTTCTAAGTGCCATTCATCACCACTCTTGAAATATTCTTGAGTGTGATTGTCTATTGCTTTAAGTGTATTATGTATTGGTGCGTTCCAAGGCTCTCTTACAGGAGTATTCCATTCCCTTGGCATTAGTGGGAAAGCAGTTTTAAGTATTTAGATTTTTTGTTCGTTATTTATAAGTGACCACCCTGGCAACTGGACCTATTGACAGGGTTTCAAAACAATGATATGATAAATAGGTAAACAAATGTGACGAGTTTTTCATAATTCGTTACGTTGCCACTCCCGTTAACCGAGACCTATGGGAGTATAAATTACGTCTCTCATATCCATACCGGAGGGTGGTGTGGAAATAATGAAATCGGTTCGTACCCCCGAACTATTACTTACCCTTTAACGAAAATGACTGCTTCAATTGCTTCACGTCAACAACAATCAAATATCTGGGACCAGTTTTGTAACTGGGTTACTTCAACCAACAATCGTCTTTATGTTGGTTGGTTCGGAGTCTTGATGATTCCTTGCCTTCTTGCTGCAACTATCTGTTTCGTTGTAGCATTCGTTGCTGCTCCTCCTGTGGACATCGACGGTATCCGTGAACCCGTTGCTGGTTCACTCATGTATGGTAACAACATCATCTCTGGTGCTGTTATTCCTTCGTCCAATGCTATTGGACTGCACTTCTATCCCATCTGGGAAGCTGCCTCTCTTGATGAGTGGCTATATAATGGTGGACCTTTCCAACTGGTCGTCTTCCATTTTCTGATTGGTATCTATGCCTACATGGGTCGTGAGTGGGAACTCTCTTACCGACTGGGTATGCGTCCTTGGATTTGTGTTGCTTACTCTGCACCCGTTGCTGCTGCTTCTGCAGTTTTCCTGGTCTATCCCTTCGGTCAAGGATCCTTCTCTGATGCGATGCCTCTGGGGATTTCGGGAACTTTCAACTACATGCTTGTTTTCCAGGCAGAACACAACATTCTCATGCATCCTTTCCACATGCTGGGAGTTGCTGGTGTCTTCGGTGGTTCTCTTTTCTCTGCTATGCACGGATCTCTTGTCACCTCTTCTCTTGTCCGTGAGACGACAGAGAATGAGTCACAGAACTACGGATACAAGTTCGGACAAGAAGAAGAGACCTACAACATTGTAGCCGCTCATGGTTACTTCGGTCGTCTGATCTTCCAGTACGCATCGTTCAACAACTCACGTTCACTGCACTTCTTCCTTGCTGCATGGCCTGTAGTTGGTATCTGGTTCACTGCTCTTGGTGTTTCTACGATGGCGTTCAACCTCAACGGTTTCAACTTCAACCAGTCCCTGCTCGATAGTCAGGGTCGTGTGCTCAACACCTGGGCAGACGTTCTGAACCGTGCAGGTCTCGGAATGGAAGTGATGCACGAGCGCAACGCTCATAACTTCCCTCTTGACCTTGCTGCTGCTGAGTCAACTCCTGTTGCTCTCACCGCACCTGCAATCGGTTGATACGAGTTACAATCTAATCAAGGGGTCTTCGGACCCCTTTTCTTTTCCACATTAATGTAAAGTTTTATTATGCCCGACCTTATTGAACTGCTGACTTATTATGTAATCGTTGCTGTGCTCTTCATTGGAGCACCTGCAGTATTTTTCACAATTGTCTTTATGCCTGCACTGATGAATACTAAAGGTGCAGTAGTTGGTTATAAAATTCACCGCGACTATGGTGACACTACAATCTACGATAAGGTAAAGTAAACTATGGTTTCTTCAACACTTTCTCAACCTATTTCACAACGGGGGTGGTTCGATGTTCTCGATGATTGGCTTAAGCGTGATAGGTTTGTTTTTGTCGGTTGGTCTGGCCTTCTCCTTTTCCCTACAGCTTATCTCGCTCTTGGCGGTTGGCTTACAGGAACCACCTTTGCTACCAGTTGGTACACCCACGGCATTGCGAGTTCATATCTTGAGGGGTGTAACTTTCTTACTGCTGCTGTTTCTACTCCTGCTGATGCTCTCGGACATTCTCTCTTACTCCTATGGGGTCCTGAAGCTCAGGGAGATTTCGTCCGTTGGATCCAACTTGGGGGACTCTGGACTTTTGTGGCACTTCACGGATCTTTCGCTCTGATTGGGTTTATGCTTCGTCAGTTTGAGATTGCTCGACTGGTAGGCATCCGTCCTTACAATGCAATCGCATTCTCTGGTCCTATCGCTGTATTCGTCAGCGTCTTCCTGATGTATCCACTGGGTCAATCCAGTTGGTTTTTTGCACCTTCCTTCGGGGTTGCTGCTATCTTCCGATTCCTCCTGTTCCTTCAGGGTTTCCATAACTGGACCCTCAATCCCTTCCATATGATGGGAGTTGCTGGTATTCTGGGTGGAGCACTTCTCTGTGCCATTCATGGGGCAACTGTAGAAAATACCCTATTTGAAGATGGAGATCAAGCAAACACATTCAAAGCATTTGAACCTACTCAAGAGGAAGAGACCTATTCAATGGTTACTGCTAACCGTTTCTGGTCGCAAATCTTTGGAATTGCTTTTAGTAATAAGCGTTGGCTTCACTTCTTTATGCTCTTTGTTCCCGTCATGGGTCTCTGGACTAGTAGTATTGGTATTATTGGTCTCGCACTCAATCTTCGTGCTTATGATTTTGTCTCTCAGGAGATTAGAGCAGCAGAGGATCCAGAGTTTGAAACGTTCTATACGAAAAACATCCTTCTCAATGAAGGACTCCGTGCCTGGATGGCTCCTGTAGATCAACCACACGAAAACTTTGTATTTCCCGAAGAGGTCTTGCCGAGAGGTAATGCCCTGTGATATACTCGGAGGGGAAACCCTCCTTTTTTAATGATCAGTTCTGAGACACCTTATAAACTTGCCGAGATTATTCGAGATACTTGGCCTCAGTTATATACACTAAATAATTTTCAAAACTTAACAAATGTTATGAAGTTTACAGTTTATTCAAAAGATGGTTGTCCTTATTGCACAAAAGTTCAACAGGTGTTACAGTTAGCACAGTTAGAACATGTAGTATACAAACTGAATATTGATTTTACCAAAGACGAATTCTATGCAGAATTTGGTGAGGGTTCTACATTCCCTCAAGTAATTGCAAATGATCAACACATTGGTGGATGCACCGATACAGTTCAATACCTTAAGGAGCAAAACTTAGTTTAATGGAAACTAATTTTCACGAAGTTTATAACGATGTTGAAAAGGCAATTGATTATGCATTTCAAGGAAAATTCGTATTAAAATTTTATGATTATCTGAAAGTGAAAGGTGTTCGTAAGTTTGAAGTCGAAGAATTTATCGAAAGTTCTACTGCATCGAACATTAGTAATGTAGTTATGGATCTTGATGACTATCTTGAAGGTGGTGCAGATGAGATGCATAAACAACTTCGTGAAGCCTATGGACATATCTCTAAACCAGAGGCACGAAAAATAAGAAACTATTTGTATGGTATCCTCGAAGATGCCTGGAAGTATAATCATGACAAAAGAAAAGGGAGACGCAAAAAAGAAACTAAATAACTCTGAACCCGAAATCAATCGGGGTGTGGAATTATTGTTAAGAAAACGGAGGAAGAAATCTGAAGAACCAAAAACATTCCAAATGAGGTTTGGTAAGATGATTTCTCTCCTTAAACGAGAGATACACATACAATTCGAATTTCATTTGGACATTCGGAAAAAGTAACTCTCGGAGAAAGAAAAATGTTAGCAGTAACACTCACCATCGGCACTCTTGTTTCAGTGATGTTCTTTTTTGTTGGTGGAGTAATAGGATGGATGGCCAAGCAACATTTCTATGAGAGCTCATATCCCTCATATACACACCCAGAAATGTTTGATCAAAATGGAAACATAATTCCAGACGAAATTTTAGCAGTGAGATTTGAAAATGACTACGAATACGACGACGAAGAAGAGGACGACTAGTAGAGCAAAGAAACCTACAACAACCTCTGCTCAACCGAAAGAAATTAAAAAACTTCCCCCCAATCCTTTTATGAATGAGATTCTTGATCTCGTTCATGAGCAAGAGACTGAAGAAGATAAGATCAAAGTACTTCAGCAGTATGCAAACGATGCTCTGAAGACTCTCTTGATTTGGAATTTTGATGAGAGTATTATTTCACTTCTCCCTAGTGGTGAAGTTCCTTATCAACCAAATGAAAGTCCTCTGGGAGTAGATCACTCTTCTCTTCGTAGAGACTATAAAAACCTTTACAACTTTGTTAAGGGTGGTAATGATTCACTCTCTAAGATTCGTAGAGAGACAATCTTCATTCAGATTCTTGAATCCCTTCATCCAAATGAAGCTGAAGTTTTAATTCTTGTAAAGGATAAGAAACTAGAAGATAAATATGATATCTCACTAGATATCGTACAAAAAGCATATCCAGATATCGTGTGGGGCAATCGTTCGTGAGTGTAGTTGCGGAGAGAAAAATGGCAGATTCTAAAAGAGAAAACACAAGATATCTGCCTCATGAGTATGGATGTGAGATTCTCTTTGAAAGAGCAAATATGGTCCAGGCAAAAGATTCGTCACTTCCGAATGATGCATATCTTATTTGGTATGATGTGGATGGCGAAACTTTCTTAGATGTAACTCGTTGCAGAAAGAGAGTTGATCTATTTGATTTCTATTATGATAAGTATGGTCCAGGAGCAGTTCGTAAGATTGATTTTGGATACGGAAGAGTAAACCCAAAACTGTGGGGATATAAAGCACCAGAGAAAAAGAA